GCTGCGGTTACAACCAGTACGGCATCACTGCCATTCGTCAACTACAAGATGCAGGGACCTCCACCACCAGTGGAACCAACAACCAAACCATTTGTTATTATTAAAGAGTTTGATCTTGTAGATGAAAAGAAGACAGCAATCCGAGAGGTTGCTCCCGCAAAACCTAAAGAGGCAAGGTTAATTTGTAAAGGGTGTAATGAACATGAGAATGCTACCCTGGCATTTTTCCAGGATCGTGGTGTTAAAGACAGAAACGCCCTTGCTACCATCATGGGCAATATTCGTCAGGAATCTACTTTTATTCCTAATATCTGCGAAGGTGGTAGCAGAACCAGTTGGAGTAACTGCGGACGTGGTTACGGACTGATTCAATGGACATCTGCCAATCGTTATTATGGATTGGGTGATTTTGCTAAGAAGTATGGTGGTTCTCCATCATCACTTCACACGCAACTTCGTTATCTAATGACTGAAGTTCAATGGCAACGTATTGAGAACAGGATGAAAACTCCTGGTAAGTCTATCAATAGTTACATGGACTATGCGTATAGTTGGATTGGTTGGGGGCATCATGGTGCCCGTACATCATATGCACATGATTATGCTTCCAAACTGATCAAGGTAGAAGTTTGATACAATAGAATATATTGGGGAAGAAATAAGTCTTCCCCTTTATAAAAAATATGGATGATAATAAAATAATTTTCTTGCGGGCATGGTGTAGTGGTAACATCTGAGCCTTCCAAGCTCCAGTCACGGGTTCGAGTCCCGTTGCCCGCTTTCTGGATAAATATCTCAATTAAAAGTTTAGGTGAAAAAATGATAAAAGTAAGATGCAAAAATTGTAATGCAGAAATAGAATCACATTCAATAAAAACAAAATGCTGTGGTTGTAGCAATCTAACTTCTGTTATTGGTGAAAAAGTTAGTGCTATTGATTTATCTTTGGTTGAATGGATCAATATGAATAATAGGAAAGAGAATAAAGATGTTTTGTCTAGAGAAGATTTGCAATATCAAGAAGCAAGAAGAAATAGAAAGGTTAGAAAATTAGATTTTGAAATTCGTTAATAATTTAATAATTATTTAATAACTAAAGATTATCTTAATGAGTGTGTCGTATTGAACACAATAGGTAGTCTTTTGGGTTGGTCTTATTATAATATATTAGTATACTCTGTAAGAGTTTTATGGACCAACACACCTACAATAATTGGGTGAAGATAAAAGCAACCTTTGAAGAATCTGGTAACACCGACAATATGTTTTATAAAAGAGCAGTTGAAATTGTTAAAACAAGAAGAGACCCTCTTGCTAAATTTCTTGGAGATGAGAAGTGATGGAACCATTTGATGATAATTATGTAACTCGCACAGAAGTGCAGGAGATGATTGATGATGCTATACGAAGACATAATCGTAATGCTGCGATTATTTCAATGTGTGTTGGTTGGGTTGTTCTTGCTCTTTTTGCTGAAGGTCTTCTTCGACTCATTGGAGTAATACCACCAGTATTTTCATGGCTCAAAATCACTTTGAACTAATATTTTTGGTTCCTTGGTTGGTCCTAGTGGGAATATCTTTAACTATGATTGTGCAGGGTTGGATGATTGTGAATGCCCATTATGGTTATTCAAAAAGTCCAAAAGTAAAACATCCAGAACTTAACGACGTTAAAGCAGGAGATCCTTTACTAGTGGTTAGATTTACAGACGAAGACATGGCAAAATTACAACAACGAGTTACTGAACAAAAAATGCAAGAACTCTTTGAAGAACCATCTACATATGAAGACGATGACGACGACAGATTGGATGATATTTATTGATTTCGTCTCACATATGCTTTATATGTTTATAGCATTTATGTGTGGAATAATTATTGGTTATATTGTAGGGTTTAGAAATGGAGGGGGAGAATGATTAGATTGATTTTTTCTTCTACTTGTTTATTTGCATCAATACTTTTTTTTATTAACTGGGGATTAAATAACGCATATCCGCAATAGGAGTAATATATGGACATTTTTTTAGATACTGCCGACGTATCACTTATCAGATCGGCATATGACACTGGACTATTAGATGGAGTTACTACTAACCCATCACTTATTTTGAAAAGTGGTAGACAACTTTTAGAAGTTATCCAAGAAATTTCAACAGAATTTAAAAATTTACAAAGTATTTCTGCAGAGGTTGTTGCCGATGATCATGAAGAAATGCTTTCTCAAGCAGAGAAATACTACACAATATCACCATCAGTTACAATCAAAGTTCCTTGCACAGTTGAGGGACTTAAGGCATGTAAATTCCTTTCGGACAAAGGAATTAAAACTAACGTAACTCTAGTGTTTTCAGTTGCTCAGGCAATACTTGCTTCAAAGGCAGGAGCAACATACATCTCACCATTCGTAGGGAGATGGATGGATAATTCAATTGATGGGATTGAATTAATTAAAAATATTCGTAAGGCATTTGATTACTCGGGGACATCTACAAAAATTCTTGCAGCATCTCTTCGTGATGTAAGGCAGGTAGAACAATCTGCTCTTTCTGGTGCTGACGTTGTTACTATTCCTCCAGTTGTATTCTGGGCAATGTATAAGAATATTATGACTGAAAAGGGACTAGATTTGTTCCAAAAAGATTGGGATGAAGTTCTTAAGAGTAAAGGTGAGAAATGAGAGGTATAGTTATATTTGGAGCAACTGGAGACCTTTGCAAAAAAAAACTCATACCAGCACTTTATACTCTTCATAAGAAAGGTCTTCTACCAAAGGACTTGAAGATCATTGGTGCTTCTAGAACTCAACATTCTAAAGAAAGTTGGGTAGAAGTATTGGGAAGTTATTCTCAAGAGTTTATTGAGAGACTTGAATATGTTTCTTGTGATTTGAGTGATGCCGAGTCTCTTAAAACATTAGAAAACTATGAGGATATGATATACTTCTTGTCAGTTCCTCCAGAACGATATGCTGATGCTATTACAAACCTAAAAGAAGCAGGTAAGTTAGATGACGCAGAAAAATCAAGAGTTATTATTGAGAAACCTTTTGGCACCGATCTTCAATCTGCTAATTATTTACAATCTGTGGTGGCTGGATATTTACGGGAAAAACAAGTATATCGCATTGACCATTATCTCGGTAAAGATACTGTTAATAACATTCTTGCCACTCGTTTTAGCAATATACTTTTGGAACCACTATGGAACAGACAATATGTAGAAGAGGTTCAGATTTTTGCAACTGAAACAATCGGTTGCGAAGGTCGTGCTCAGTATTATGATACTGCTGGTGCTGTGAGAGATATGCTTCAGAACCATATGCTTCAAGTGCTTGCATTGATTGCAATGGAACCTCCTTGTAAAAATGATGCTAAAGAAATTCGCAGAGAAAAGGTTAAGGTTCTTGCCGCAACTAGACTGGGTGATAATGTAGTTCTTGGACAATATGATGGATACAAAAGTGAAGACGGTGTAAATCCAGATTCACAAACACCAACCTTTGTTGCTGGTGAATTGTATGTTGATAACTGGAGATGGAAAGGAGTTCCTTTTCACTTTATGACTGGTAAGAAAATGCCAGTTGGATGTGTGGAAGTTGTGATTAAATTTAAAGCACCACCACAACAACTTTTTGATGGACACGATTGCAATGACAGAATTGTAATGAGATTACAACCAGATCCTCATCTGGATATGCGTATTGATATCAAGTCTCCTGGACTAAATGATATGGTAGAACCTGCAATTCTTCAGTATCACTATCCAGTAGAAAAAGCAATTGATGGTTATGTAAAACTTTTTTATGATGCAATCATTGAAGACCAATCACACTTTGTCCACGCAGATGAAGTGTTAGAGTCTTGGAGAATTGTTGATGATCTCCTTTGCACAGGAGATTCTTGTCGTATTATGACCCTCCCATATCTTTATAATGAAGGTATTTGGGGACCATTAACTAAAACAGAACTTATTACGAAGTGGGATTATCCACTTAAATTAAAGTAGGAGAACGAGATGAAAGTAGGATTAATTGGACTTGGACGGATGGGAGAAGGTATGTCTCGTCGTATGATGAAAGCAGGAATAGAAGTCTGGGGTTATCGGAGGAATTATGAAAAAGCAAACGAAGCATATGAAAAGGGATATGTGGATGGAATTGCAACTACTATTGAAAATCTTGTTAAAGTAGTTAAGCAAAACAAAAAAGGTGGAACTCAACCAGGCATTTTTC